CGACGCTGAGAGTATAGAATGTTCTTCTGGTTTCTTAGGCATCTTTACCCTCCTTCACTCTGAGAGATATTTTTAACCCCGGGAACCGTTTCTCTAAATCAGATAACGAAAGATGGTTTTCACACGTCTTATCACACATACAAACCATCAACTCACTCTCTACATTTACAGATATTGTTTCTGCCTCTATTCTATCTATATTTAATTTAGATTTAGGCATCGAGTATCTCCGCAAACTGTTCACCGACAGTGTGTAGCTGAGGGGCAGTTAAATCATTAAGTTTCACACCCTTTTTCCCGCCCACTTTTTCAATGATCTTAACGCACGTTGTTTTTCCATTAAGGCCATCAGCTTTAGTAATAGCAGCTGCTAGTTTACGAACATCAGCGACGGACACAGTATTAGCGCCAACTTCTTGCGCCGTCTGTCCACCCTCAATTACTTCTTCCTCAATTACTTCTTCCTCAATTACTTCTTCCTCAATTACTTCTTCCTCAATTACTTCTTCTGGCGCTAGGGTATCTCCATCACCTGTTATAGTTTGGACTGTCGTAGAAGGTTTTTCTTCTACAAGTGCTGTTAGTACCTCGATCTTTTGAGTAAGTGTCGATACTGCTTCCAGTAGTAAGTCCACTTTGTCCTCTAAATAAACTTTTGCCATTTTCTTTGTCTCCTTTAGTGTTTGGTTATCGTTTAGTATTACGTTAATGTTTTGCAACTTCCACTCAAGAAGTTTCATCATTTTAGATTCAATCGTATTCTTGATAGTTAAAAAGTATGCGTTAACAGGATTCTTTTGACCAATGCGCTCAAGCCTGCTGATACATTGATCCATGTCCTTTGGTAGCCACGATGGTTCAACAAAAACACACGTTGAAGATGCGTGCTGTAATCCATCAATCCCCTCGCCGGAGGCTTCCATCTGTCCTAAGAATATACGGTGTTTCTTATCCACCATGAACTTATCCACTAACTCCGTGCGCTTCTTAGCGGGAACTGACCCATCAATCACCAGTGGATTGTAAGCTTTAAACTTCTCTTTTAAATACTTACAGACATCTTTGTGGTAAAAAAATACAACGACCTTATCTTCCTCTAGGCGATCCTCGATAAACCCCGAAGCGTCTTTCAACTTATACTTTGCGACTGCCCTTCTTATGCGAGAGACCTCCCCCAGTTGAAAATGTTCTGGGTCACGTCCTTCTGCTAACGCTAACGTCTCAGCTTCTTCCTTAGCAATAAGCCGTTGTACGTCTTTACCACAATCAAACACCACGTGTGTAATAATCCGTCGAGGTAACTCTTTGAGTACGTCCTGTTTCCGTCTTCTAATCAGAAAATTCTTGAGCTTGCCGTTAAGTTCCTCTAAATGAGTGGCGCCCGTGACAACAAGGCCAAAGCGTCCCTGATACGCACCGCAATAGCGATAGGCAAAGGGTAGATATTTATGGTACGGGTCAAAAGTGCCGTTCATACACCGGGCAACAAGCGGAAATAAATCAATCGGCCTACTTGTGATAGGTGTCCCGGTCAAAAACCACATTCTTTTTGTGTTATTAACGAGGCCGTACTTCCCTAATACTTTCTTGGTTCGCTGCGCGGTAGGTTTCTTTAAGCGGTGAGACTCGTCGCAAATAATACAGTCAAAAGCCATCATCTTGAGTTTGTCGAGTAACTTCTTACGGATGACGAGATCGTAGTTAACAATAATCACCGCCGTCTTAGGTACGGGATCCGTGGATTTATCAATAATGCCTATGGAATACTTACCCGGCGACCATTTAATAATCTCCCGCTCCCAGTTGTACTTCACTTGAGCGGGACAGATGATCAGCACCTTTTGGCACTCCTGTTTAATGAGCGCACGAATGGCTTGCACTGTTTTTCCTAAACCCGGATCATCAGCCAATAGTGCAAACTTTCTGTTTGCGAGGAAGTCAATTCCCTCTTGTTGGTATTGTCTTAGTTTCATATCGTCCTTTGGTGTCGTCTCTCCGACTGTCACCGCTATCTCTAGTTTGGCCACTTACGGTTCAAGGCTATTAAATGCTAGAGTCAAACCACGCCATTCAGAAGTCACGGTCTGTCGTGGGTTCCCCTTCGTGCTACGACTTCGGGAAGAATCATAAAAACATCTCCACAGGTTTCACATACTTAGAAGTTCTCGTATTCTTCTCATCTGTTGCTCTCTCAAACCCCAATCGCACTAATATGTTGGATATGCGAGTAGCTTCATAGTTTGTTATCCTAGAGTTACTGCCCCCCAGAGCGTTTTCGTATAATTCACTTGGTAGGATAATGCAATACATACTGCCCTCTGGGATATAATCGGAATAATTAGTTTCAACATATTTCTCAATAACTTCTGCCCACGGGTCCTCGGATTGCCTTTTGATAATCTCACGGTCAACGAGGTCTTGTGTCGCTTGATCTTGAATATAAATCGACTCACCTTTAGAATAATAATAGTAGGCCTCAGCCCACAGCTGATCTCGCGCTTCTCGTAATCCGTTAATATCAACCACCCCCATCGGAACAGGCCAAAAGCGACGGTTTCCCGTAGGGTCTTTCAAATATCCCTGCTTCTCTGGGTTAATTGTCCCGATAAATATACACTGACGTTTAAATTCTTGAACAGTGCGCCCGTAAGCGGGTCTCATTTTGTCGACCTGCCTAGTAATAAAAGCTTTCAAAGTTTCCAAAGATGCTTTATTTAAAACCCCCATCTCTGCCAACTCAACGATCCAATGCCCTTGAAGCAGAGCGATCGAATCCTTGTCCTTAACATCAAAATGAGCGTCACTAAACCAAGGCGAGGCTAGTGTTGCACACAACAAAGATTTCCCGATGCCTTGTTTTCCCTCTAATACCATCACATGATCAAATTTAATTCCGGGCTGATAAATCCGTGCGACGGCTGCTATCAAAACTTTACGAGCGACAAACCTAGTGTAAGGGTTGTCCGGCGCACCACAAAATCTACTAAGCCAAGTGTCAAGAATAGGATTAGCAGGATCATATTTCAGAGCGTTAATATAGTTTTTGACAGGGTGATAGCTGTTACGTTTGGCCTCATTGTGGATGGCTTCGTGTACTTGATTCACAGAAACCTCAATCTTATGGTGACTTGATAAATAGCAAGCGAGTTGTATGGCATCACTATCGTCCCATAGTGCGCCCTCTTTGACCCACACAGGTCTATGTCTAAGTTCTACGTTATGTGAAAATTCATTGTATTGAACAAGTCCTTTACACGGGGCGCCTTTAATTTTAAACAAAACGATCTCCAAGTTATTGCGTGTTTTTTTGTATGACCCATCTTTGTTGAGATTAGGCGTAAATGTCTCACCCGGATCGTCTTGTGGAGGTTCGCTAAAATCCTGTTCCACGCCTCCGAGGGGAATATGGCCAAAAGCGTAGGCGTTATCTACTTTTTGCGTGATGTCTGGTATCGGCCATGGGTCAATACATCGCGGATTAAAATGCTCGAGCATAATCTCAAGTGTCTTATCCCGTGACAATGCTTTCCCCTTACCTAGACAAGCCACACGATACGTCCAAGGGTCGCCCCCTTGTTTTTCAATCGCCGGCTCACACGTCTGGCAGAATTGAATAAATGCTTTAATGTTTGACGGATGGTTTGAAACAAGCCCTTCTTCCACAATATCAACACGCTCTTTGCGTACCAGTAAGGCAAGAAGAACGTCCGGGCATGGCGAAATATTTGCGGGTGTTCCCTGTTCTATGGCGTACCCGCCGTCCGGCTTGCCCTTCACCCCTTCGCGGTACGATCCGGCCGCCATAATCCACCTATCCTTAAATTCAAGTCCGGGGTAATCCTTTATGTTCTGCTTGATCTTCATGCCCTCATTTTTAGACAAATAAATATGAAAGCCCCCGCTGGGTGTCTTCACTATAAAGGTGTCCTTAAAAGGCTTGTTGAGTTGCAAGTCTGATAGCAGCCTACCTAACGGCTTGTCCCCTTCTGCGAAGGCTCGGGGGTCAATATCTATAACAAGAATCCGGTTATTAAGTAAGGCTTGATAGTTTGTGTCAATGGCGGGAACAAAAGAGTGATCGTAAGGGGTGTGCTGAAAACCTTTGCGTGCGGGTAAATTGGTACTCCCCACACACGGAGTTAACATAATACCGCACTTGATATACATAGAAAGTACGTCTCTATCCTGTTTTTGCTGTTTTTTCAATAGCTTCCCCTTTTGAAGCCAACCCCACAGGGGGGCTGTCTATAAATCGTCTGCTGTTGTAGGCTCACCCTTGAGTATTGCGTCAATGGGTAGTCGTTCGTAGAGTGTTTTACCCGTATTATCTTTATATTTTTTAATTTTGTGCCGTGAGACAAAAGAATAAACATTCTGCTTTGTGGTCAGAAATATTTTAAGAAGCTGCTCCATAGTATAAACATCATCATACCTCAAACCCGAAGTCTCAAAATGAACGTGTGCCGTTTTATTAGCAAAATAACCGTTTAAATCAGTAACCTTAAAATATAGTCTACCACCTATTTTCCGACGAGGAAGATTGTTGCGGTACATAAATTGCCGAAAAGCTGTTAAGTTTTTACCTAGGTATTTGGAAGTTTCTTCTGAGTTTAGAAATGTTTCGTTTTCGTATTTAATCATTGTGTCCCCTTTTAGTGTTGTTAATTATAATTGAACTAGGATTATTTGTCAAACAAAAAGTAGAGCAAGAATTATTAAAATCCCTGCGCCACACATACACCAAAAGAGTATGACAGCACTTTCTATTTGTTTTCTGTATTTGTAGCCGTCAATTAGTTTTGTTTGCTGTGTGCCACTGCGTAATACTTTAGAATAGTCTTTATTTATTTTCATAACTTCCCCCTTTATTCATACTATTTCCTCCACTGATTCAGTTAGTATCATACGCATAGCCTTTGCTTTCTTCTCTAATAAAGAGTAAACATCATCATATAATGACGTTTCAAAGAAAGTCGCCACATGCTCCGCATGGTTTTTTGACTCAAAATATACTTTTACTATTTCTTTCATAATTTCCCCTCACATTTCGGGCATAGCCCTGTCATTGTTAAGTTTTTCGCTTCTGATTCTGTACCACATTTAGCGCATTTTGTTTTGTTGTCTGGTTCAATTTCTAAAGTTTCGCAAATATCACTCTGTAATGATTCAACAGAATAATCTCCATTTGCGATTTCTGTAATAACGTCAACAGCTTCGTCTTCATCATCACCAAGCCATGCCCTGATTTGATCTTTTGTTAATTTCATACGTTCCTCACTTTGTATTGGTTTATCCATTTGCGTACTTTATTGATAACTTTTTGCCTATCTCTGTCCACATATACAGATTTATTGTAATACACTAAATCATCAAGCATTTTTTTATCGTCGCCCTCGCCTAAATAGGGAAAACCAACCACAAAATCGCCCGTTGACATTTTAGTAATATGCACTTTATACTCTAGTATTTTATGCTCATAAATGGTGAAACCGTCTTCAGCTTTGTATAAAGTTTTCATACGTTCACCTCTCTATTATTATATGCTTCTAAAACTACGGATTGAATTTGCTCTCTTGTTTCCTTGTCTAAGGCTCTGACTGATTCATACCATTTTGAATCTTTGCCTTGCTCATAAGGCATTGAAACAAGAAGCCCTTGCTTCCCTTCAATAACTTTTAAGCCCTTCACTATTATTGCGTCATTGATATTAAGATCAGCAAATGCTTTTAAGGGTTGCTCGCCATTTAATACAAATAATTGATGTACTTTGATTTCTAATTTCATACTTTTGTCTCCTGTGTCACTTTGTTAATAAATTCATGCAATAATGCAGTTATTTCTTCCCGATTCTGTAAATCTCGAGCCTTGTTATCGTACTCACGCACAAGCTCGTAATCATCAAGCGTACGCTTTGCGTTCAGTGGACTGTAGCCAGTGGACAATAATACACCGTCAAAATTGTAATAGTCACAGCTCCAACCGTACACGCCACAGCTATACGCTATTGGATTCTCATATTTCAATAGAGATTGCAAATCGCAATAACCTATTGATATGATTTTATAAAATCCGTCACACATTTCTTTTTTAGTTGCTTTTAATTTCATTTTTTGTATTCTCCTAGTATGTATTTAAGACTTTCCCTTAAATACCAGTTATTTCACGTTCTCGATCGTTGCGTGTGTCTTGGTGGCACACATTATTGATACATTGATCTGTTGTTTTTGATAAAGTCTCGCATTGTCATTGTCTTGGTCTCCTATTATGATTCGATTCTAGTTAATTCCACTTGATCGCCTTCGATATACTCATAATCCTCATTTGAGTCTTCAAGCGTCAAAGTTTCACCGTTATACATATTTGATATTTGAAACTCCTCATCACCTCGCATAACGTGTCCATATACTTGCTCTGATAGTGGATAATCGACATCAGCACGGAATAAACGTGCGTTAGTATAACCGCCTCGCACATCAGCCCCTTGATGTATCTGTATCAAAACATACTCCTCATCATTTATCAATATATTTGCCCCTTGAAGCGTTTGCGAAAAACTAGCGTTCCAGTTATAACTATTCCAAGTACGTTTGACTTCAGTTCCTATTGATTCAAGG